ATTTCAGTATTCCAAATAATTGTTGATGCTGTTGATACATTACCATTGCTTTTTCTTGCATAAACAAGAATAGGACTTGACACCCCAGTACCACCATTAGCAACTGGCAATACACCAGTAACCTTAGATGTAAGGTCTATTGTGCTATTGTTTATCTTTGCATTTGTTACTGCACTATCTGCTATCTTGGCTGTGCTTACAGAGCCGTCAGGTGGAGTTACAGTTTGAACTGCTAGACCTATATACTGGACGTAGCAACTATCTGTGTTTGCTATGGCCTCACTTAAGGTCAATGTAGTACCTGAGGCTGTAAAGGCCTTACCTGAGCCACCCTCTTGTTTTACGTTATTAATGTAAAGTAGTATGTCGTTTTCGTTACTTACAGGGTGGCTGAGTGTATAACTTGTACCACCATTACCTGTAATGTCTTGCTTTACCATTGCCGAGTAAGCCGTTTGTGATTGATTACCTATGTAACTCATGGCAGCTCCTATGTACTTATTTCTTGGACATAGCTGACTGCTACATCCATTGAACTACCGACTGAGCTTTTGAAGTATAGACGGTCACCACTTTCGACTATTAACTTGGAGTTAATTGCCAGTGATCCACCACTTGGGATGGGTGCATCCTTAACGATATAAAATGTCACCACTGATCCACTTATTGTCTTCTTAAGGTAGCAACTACCTGTGATGGCATTCGTGGTTATGTTTGCCATGTTAATACCGATAATGGTGTTGTAGTGTGAGAAGTCAGCTCCGTCAGGTGCATCAGCCTCTGCTGTACCTACGGCACTGAGTAGTAGTCGTCTAAAGTTTTGAGCCATTGTTTATTCCTTTTTACAGAGCTGCAGCCATTGCTATGGCAAAGCCTTCAGAGGCACTGTTTGCACTTGCCTCTATAGCTACCCATGAACTGCCATTGTAGTATTTTAGTTTTGAAACTGTATTGTTGAAGAAAATGTCACCTGAAGTGTGACCTGAAGATGGATCTGAAGACCCTGATCCAAGGTAAACGGCTTGGAATGATGTAAGTGAACCCTGTGCATTAGATGCTGCAGACTGAGCTGCCTCGGCATAGTACTTAGCTGAGTAAACACCACCTGCGACTGCTGTTGATGTAGTAAATCCTGAGCCTCCACCCAATGCCCAGTTCTTAGCAGAACCAGTAGCCAGTGAACCACCTATTGCATATGTCTTGGATGAATACTCTGATCCGTCTACAGTAGCACTGTCAGCCTTAGTCGCCCAAGACTTAGCAGAACCACCACCTGAGGTATCGACTATTGTATTAGTTGCCCAAGCCTTAGCTGAGTAGTCTGAGGTAGTTGGCACTACGGCATCGACCTTTACTGCATAGTGACCTGCCGTCACTGCTGAGGCAGCAGAGGCTGTCGCTGATCCACTTGCATTGCCTTCACTAGTGGATGCTGCTGACTGACTTGCTGCAGCGAGTGTCTGATAGTGTAATGCCGAGTATAAGCCTGAGGTTCCACCGTTAGTGGATGTGAGTGTAAAACTTGAGTTAGCTGCATTTACTGCATACTTACCTGCATCTAACCTGTGATCAGAGGATATTGTAGCTTGGTTAGTGGCAGTTGAGTTAGCTGATTCAGCATCTGTTTTAGCTTGCTGTGCTAACGCCTGAGCTGCTTCTGCTGCAACTTGAGCTGCTTGAGCTGCCTCCACTGAGGCTGTAAAGGTAGTCTGAAGGGTAGAGCTAGTACCTGACGAGCTGAAAAAGGATGTTGATGCCATGGTATACCTTATGAAGTTGTATTACTGGAGTAGGTGTCTTGGTAGTCAGTAAATGTGTATGTTGGTTGTATCGACTGGACACCACCATTAGTCTCTTGATCATTAGCTTGCTCTTGAACTTCTAATAGAAACTGATTGAACTTAGTCTCAAAGATATCTGAACGAGTATCTAGGTAGTAGTCGGCTGCATAGGTTAGAGCTGCATAGATCAAAAGATCAGGAGCTACCTTAGCCAGTGCATTTTCGTCACTGTCAGCAGACATAGGGTTAAACTCAGAGTAGTAGTATAGGTATAAAGTACCTGAGCTAGGCTGTGGGAACAGGTAAACCTTCTCCTGTTGCCTTGTAAAGTTAGTAGAGTTACCTGAGTAGTTATTGGCATTGAGTGACCTAAACTTACTCATAGGCACTCTAGATAACTCAGTGTTTGCATAGTAGATACTTACGATCTCTATGAAGTCATTGGGTAGAGTAATAAACTCAGTCTGTGACGACAACGTATAGGATGCCACCTTTTCTTGCATAGGTGTTCTTAACTGTCGTTGTACACGAGCCATACCCTGATCGATAAAGGTAGTTGTTAAAGCTGTGGTGATGTCTGAACGGTTAAGCACGTTATTAAAATGGGTCTTTAAATCACCATAGTTCATATCTTATCCTTTTTTAGTTTTCTTTTTAGTCTTAGGGAAACCTGCCTTCATGTTGCTATAGGCTTTACTTGATATTGTTGACTTTGACTTAGGTCTAGAATTACCTGCCTTTTTACGTTTGTTAATATTTTCATATAGTGACATTTATAAACTCTTCTCTGTTGTTAAGAATGCATCTAAGTTTTCACTCTTAAGTTTGTTGACTATTTGTTTAGCTGTGATGTTTTTGTCGGTCATAATGTTAAAACCTTCTCGCATCCACTTCTCGATAACTGCTGTAGGTATTGAGGCAACCTTCATCATCTCACCCTCTTTTTGTTGGGTGCTGACGTTACGTTGTTCTTTAAGGTTATCTAAATGCCACTGGGGTATCTCTTGTGTATGCCTTCTAGCTTCTTCACCGACATTGTTAAAAAACTCAGTGTTAACATTAATAATGTTGTTACCTTTTTGGTCTTTATCGTAAATCATATTCACTCCTTGAATAGAAATGCATGAGGGTTTGTAGCCAAGGAGAGCAAAAACCACTTACCCTCATGCAATTAGTTATTAGGACAAGCCTGTGATCATATGGCTGTCGCCAAAGTTCATGTGCTTTAATCCTACTTCCATGACAACAGCATGTTTGTCACTGTCACCTGTCTTAGCAAGTAGAGTTCTGCTAACAGGACGTAGTACAGTTTGTCTAAACATTGCAGGGTCAATTAAGAATGCATGTGTAGATAACTGGTGTCGGTTAAGTACAATCTTGTACTCACCAAATGGCGATCATTTTATATTCAATTAAAGTCGTTAATTTTAATCGGCTTATTAAGCTCCTGCATCTTTCGTATGCAGATTAGACTATATCATCATCCTCTTTTTGAGGAGCTAGGCACTTCCACCCACTTGGGTGTACGGACTTCATCTTCTCAAATTAATGAGATGGTATGTCCTAGTCGTTGAACCTTCCAAGAGATCACTCTCTTAGCTTGGCTGCTGATTGTCATATCCTTTCGGACTTAGATTTCCCAGTCAATTCACCTAGTTTTATTTACGCTATGCCACTTCTTTAACGTAAAGGTCAACCACGTTAACTAATGTCTTAGTTCCATCGTTGAAGTTTCTGTATCTTCCTGAGGCTCCAGTAAACCCTGCAACAATAGTTGCATCTGCAGGTTTAATCATGAAGACATTTGGCTCAGAACCTGCTGTGTAAGCAGCTTGGGCACCAACTAAGAATTTAGCCTCAGTTAATGCATCAGTAGAGTTAGAACCTGCATCAGTCGAATTAGTAATAATTGCTGAGGCTGAGGCCATTTCTCTAGCTGCAGAACTTGAACCTGCTGCTGCTGCATTATGCTGTCCAACGTATGCAAATTCTTGATGCTTCTTGAGCAATTTCAAGGTTTTTCCTAACTGGTAGGCCGTTTCTTTAGCGCGGCCATATGTCTTAATGGCATCGGCAGTTGCTGATACCTGAAAGGCAAGTCCAAGGATTTGAGTTGTACCAGTTCTTAGAGTGGTTGCAGATTGAGTTCCGATTGTAAAATCAGCTCCCTCGACAAGTTTATTGTCAGCACCTGCTCCAATGGTATCTTCCTGATAGTCGTATGTTCTAGCAGAGACTTTCTCTGTTTTGATCATAGTTGTAAAAGGGGTGTCTGTAGGTGAGATGTTTGAGATAATATCTGAAACGTCTTCAGCCTTACCGACTTGGTCGTAAGTAGTATATATTGCCATTTTTGATTTTCCTTATAAAAGCAATGTTAAAATTATGCTTCCCAACGAGACATGATCACTGAAGAAATATCATCTAAGTCCACTCCTTGATTACCTAGAGCTGCTGTTGCATCTTTTAGTTTAGATGCTTTTCTGCTTGTAGCTGTAGGAGGAGCCTTTTTGGATCGAAGGATTTTAGTTGAAGTAGGGTTCTTTTTCTTAGTCGTTGCTACTTTCTTACCTTGGTCATAAAGACGAGCCTTATTGATAAGTTGGATCACCTTAGGATCGACATATCTATTAACCTCGTTTTCAGGTAGACCTATGGAAATAGCATACCCACGGATATCATTATAAAGTTGGTTGCTCCAGTTAGGAACTTCTTCCTGTAAAACCTTTACACACTCTTTAGCTGCAGACTGTAATTGAGTTTGTTGTTGGTTTTGTAGGTCTTTATAATAGACATCAGCTTCTTCGCTTAAGAACTTATATTCTTCTTCAACTGCCTTATACTCTTTGCGAAGTTGAGCGAAATCTTCTGTAGACATTGTCTTACTTGCGACCAACATGTCGACTTCTTGATATGGCTTAAACTTAGCTTGAGCTTTCTCCAACATCTTTTGGAGAACGACACTAGACTTAGAAAGGCTATCTTCAGCATCTTTTCGCTGTTTAGCCACTTCCTGAGACTTTCTTGTGAGAGCAGCTTCTTGTCCGTAAAGTCTCTTAAGATCTTTAACAGATGCCTGAACTGTTTCACCGTCAACTTGAATCTCAACTTGAGCATCGTCACTAAGAACAGGGTTCTTGTCTTCAACATCATCGTCTTCATCCTCATTTTCAGTTTCAGTTTCATCAGGGTCTGTCTCCTCATCTTCTTCGACCTCGTCTTCGTCTGTCTCTTCCTGTAAATCGCCATTAGTCTCTTCGTCTTCTTCTTCGACGACTTCAGGTTCATCCTCGGTCTCAGGGTCTGATGGCTCTTTTTCAGCGTCTTCCCATCGTGCAAGAATGGCATCTTCAGCCTCGTCTATTGTTAAGGCTGTTGAATCTTTTTCATTATTTTGGGGTTGTACGTCACTCATGATAATACTATTCCTCTTGACTGTTGTTGTCTTTTTCGTTCTTCGCTAGGATCTCGTCTCTGACCTGAACGTCTTGTCTCAGGGTGTTAACGATGTCTACCAAAGCTCGATAATGGTCATAGGATTTGTCTCGTGCTTTTGTATCTTCAGGCTTTGAATTTACAAATGCTTGGAAACTTCCTTCCACCATTCTGTTAATTGTCCTGTTAAAAACTTCATTATTAACAAGGTCATCAGCATCGTTTCCAAAGCTGATTAGGGTCTCTTCTTTAGTCATTTTACTCTCCTAAAATGGTTGTTAAACGTGATTTAAGCCTCACTGAGCTATGGTAAAATCTTGGTATATGATATTACCCTGTAGGCGAGGCTATTCCTCGTACATCTTCTGCTGCTTTTAGAACCTCTAATTCAGCTTCATCTATGTACTTCTTGTGAGCGAATTGCTCCTCTTTTAGATCTTGATTGTCGGAGGATAGAGCATGTGAACTCTCGGCCTTCATCTTATCAAGCTCCAATTTCATTTGGGTCATTTGACCATCCATCTGTGCTTTCATCTCAGCTAACTGCTGTTGACGTTCCTGTAACTCAAGTTGTTTCTGAGCCATTTGAGTTTGCATTTGTTGCATTGGATCAGGTTGAGGTTCAGGTAATTGATCAGGTGGTGTTAAGAACTCTTCGACATTTAATATGCCTTGTTTCTGTAATGCCTCTTTCATCATGTTAAATCTATTAGGCATTTGATACATAGGTTGTAAGTTTGGATCCTGAGAGAATAGGGTATGGAGTTGCATAAACTTAGCTGCATCTCTTTCTTGTTCACCGTAGCCGAGCTTAAGCTCAACCATTACATCTCTTTTTTCTTTCCAACTTGTAGGGTCTATTTCTACAAAGTTACCTGCAATATCGACAACCTTTTCATACTGTTCATTCTCGACAACAAGCCTGTAAACTTCATGGAATAATGGCTTAAGAAACTGGTTAGCAAAGTTACGAGCTATTATCTTCTGCCTTTGCTGTGACATTGTAGCTAACTGCTCAACCATTGCTGCTGAGTTTTGTTTGCTTATGGCATCTTTGTTTAGGCCTTGTGATAACTTTGATACACCTGTTGTATCTTCTTTATCTTCATCAAGCATCTGTAATGTCTGAAAGATAAATGGGTTTAGAGGTGCCTGAGGCATAGGTGATATTGCATCAGGTCTTGATACGTTTACCAAGCCACCAACACGGTTATCTATAAGTTCTCTTGGGTTAGTTAAGCCACCCTTAACAACCATATACCTTGGATTGTTAGTGATAACTGCATGGTCTAGAATTGATCTAGTTAATATAGTCCTAGCATTTTGAGTTGCTATAACCTTAGATGCAAAGTTAGAACCGTAAAAGGCATGGGGTATAGGTAGTGGTGTGAATACAATAAATGGCTTTCTATCGACTTCTACACACTCAAGTATAACATTACCTGCTTTACAGACTTTATACAGATAGGCAATACCAGTGCCTTCTTTGTCTAGCATCATGTAACATTCGTAAACCATGATATCACGGACTTGGTCTTGGTAGCCTTTAGTATCAAAGCCACGACTAGCACCGATACTTTCAAACCTTGCGAGTATCTCAGGGTCTGTCTCTACTTCGACATCCTCATGGTCTGATCCTATATCTTTGAGTAATTCTTCTGAGTAACCCATTTCTCTTAACTCAGTTAAGGTCTTACGAGTTCTATGAGCTACAAAGTTTACGTCATCTAATGACTTAGCCTGTGGTTCGATTAGGAACTCCTCAGGAGCTATTGACTGGATGGCAACTTGTGATGCATCTCTAGCCATTACAATAGTACCTGATATCAAGCCAACTTCGTTGGTTGTGCTATCGCCTAACTCAACGCCATCCTGTGCAAGCAACATGTCTAGCTCATCTTGGTTTACATCGGTAAATTCTTCTTCAATGATTTCTTCTTTCTCATCCCAAAAGACTTTAGCGACACCAACTCTAGCTGTTAATCCATCGTGTATAGCTGAGTTCATGACTTCAAAGGAATCATTCTGCCTGAACATTACATAGTCGGTATACTTACTACAAACTTCGGCTGTCTCTACATCGTCAGCATTCTGAGGTGCAAACTTAACTATGTTATTACCTGCAGCAAAGGTCTCTAATAGAGCTGCCTTTAATGCCTCGACACTGTCATAAACATCCTGTGATACGAACTTAGAATTACCATCGTGGGCAGGTCGTGGAAGTGTGGCATTGTAATACTCAGTGACTTTCTTACGTTCTTTAGAAATCTCACTGTCATAATATCCAACAGAAGTCTTAATGTTGTTTTCAACCATTACGACAATGTCACTGTCTTCTAGTTTTGAATATTCTTCAATTTTAGCCATGTTTATACCATTTCCATATAAAATTCATTCCCACTTTCGACAGGATCCCAAGCTCCTTCATGCACATAGTTTGCAAGAGCAAGTGACATAACACAGTCATCAAAACATCCATGTTCGGCCTCCATAGCACCACTTTCAGTGACTATGTAGGTAAGCATTTCTCTTATTGTGACTTTGTCATTAAGTTCCAACTCATCTTCTCTCATAGAGGCTCTGAGTTGATCGATGATTAAGGGTTTAGTTTTAACAGTAGTTGTAAAACCAAGTTTCACAGTTTCTCTGTCAGTTATCTTATCGTGTTGCACTTCAGTGTAGAAGTTGGGGTAGGCTAAGTCTTTACCTAACCTTGTACAAGTCAATATACCGTGTGAGTTATTCTCTACACAGATAAATGCATCGTTGTAGTAGGTTCCCAAGTGAAACAGTACTGTTGCGAAGTAGTCAGGGTGGACATGGCCTCGCCACGTTGCAACCTGTCTTTTTTTACTATCGAGTACGATGGCCACGGAGTAGTCTCCGTTCCGTATTCCCATAGATACATCTGCACCAATGACATACTGTTCTCCACTATCGTGTTTGATAAATGTAGTTAATTCACCACGACTATGGTTGACCCATTCATCTGTTTCCAGTGCAAGTCTTTCCTCTACGTCTTTAGTGTCAGGTAATAATTTCTGAAGTTGATCAGGGTTAAATACAGGACGACCAGTAGTGAGAAAGGCCTCATCAGGGTATGATGGGTACTCCTGTTTAAATAAGTCTATACCGTTCTGAGCAATCTTACGTCTACGAAACATAAGCTGTTCATTGTCTAGTTTAAACTTTTTAACAAGATCCTTTTCATCAGGTGTTCTTTTAAAGTTTTTAGGTACGTCTTCACGATACTCAGGGTCAGTGAACCAAGGAATAAACACTGGTACATAACCGTTTTTGCCTTCGACTGCACCCTTCCACAGGTCATAAAATATCCCTGAAACACCGTTTGCAGTAGATTCAATGAATATAGACGTATTAGCTGTGTTCGGTACTGCCTGTGCAAGACCATTCCAAATATCAGTGGCTGAACTCTTAGGCCAAAAAGCAATCTCTGAAGCGTGGCAATTCGTAATCGTCTCGCCTCTTCCAACGCTATCTCCACCTGCTGTGGCGACCACGAATGAGCTGTCGAGGATGTCAAAACTCAGTTCCCTTCTACTTGAATACTTTGTGTGTGGCTTAAGTATCTCAGGGCAGTTCTCATGATATCTTTTTGTCATGTCAAACAATGCCCTAGTACTGTCAGCATGATGGGTTATCACCATAGCCTTTCTAGCTTTGTTTTGTGACACAGAGAAGTATAGGTGACCACCGACATAGGTTGATAAACCCTGTTGTCTAGCCTTAAGAATTATGATCCTTATCTTACCTTCTGTTTTTTGTTGTTTATCTACTGCCTTCTGAAGTATTTCTTGGGCAGGGTTCAAAGCAAGTGGAGCAATATCACCTGACTTTGTTCTTATCTTTAATGCAGACTTTGAGTAAAAAGGAAATTCATAAAGAAGTCGTTCTCTAATCTTCTTTAGTTGTGGATCCATCTGTGTCCGTTACAAGAGATGCTAAGAAGTCTTCAGCTTTAGTTAATGCTACTTCATTCTTTGATGCAGGTTTCTGTTTAGTAAAGTCTAATACTAATCTTGCTGCAGCTAGTCTCTCTCTTGTTTCTCCGACAACATTCATAACTTCGACTGCTGTCACTAATGCTTTCTTTGCATATTCGTCTTCAATGTTAAACTTTTCAGCCATAATATTAACTAACCTCTCTGCTTTCCTTTTTTCTCTTGCTCGTATGGGTTCTATTTGCTCTTTTCTATAGCCGTCAGGAACCCCTCTTGGACGGCCACCGTTAATCTTCTTCTTGTTAGACCACGACTTTCGTAATGCTCTACCTTCTTCAGTTTCCATCAATGTTGAAAAGTAGTTTTTCTTAGGAGCCTTCTGTGGAAATCTAGTTTTTGATGGTGACTTGGCTCTAAACTTTCTAAGATCAGGCACTTAAGGCTCCCTGACCAAGCTGTAAGGCTCCTTCAGGTAGTTGTTCTTCCTCACGGTCATCTAATGCTAAAGCCGACATGATAACTGCTAATATAGTACCTAATGGTGATGCATAGAATTTAACAAAATCAGATGATGGTTTGTTATTCATATGATCTTTAACAAACTGATAAGTTTTAGGAAACTTTACTTTAGTTGTCTGAGGATCAATCATACATGCAGTTATAGCATCAGCAATTAACTCAGTTAAACTGTGTTCATACATTTTAGTTTTAGTGTACCAATCATTATAGGATTTTAAAAGTGCAGGATCAGAAGACTTATCAATACCGTCAGTTTTACCTGACATAACTGCTTGATATACACTGTCCTTAACTACAGTTTCAAATCTTGGTATAATTCTTTTACCTGTATTTGTATTAAAACCTGAAATTTGAATATTAACCATCTCCTGTGCTAAATCCTGACCGTATTTAGAATCAGCTTTATTTGACCCATGTATACGATTGAAAATAACAGCTAAGTCAGCCTCGGTGCTACCTCGATAAGATATAGATTTTATAGGTGTAACTCTAGAAGAACCATAACCGTCTTCTTCAACTCGTGTATCAGTTCCACCACTCATAGCTAAACCATGTCCTACTTCATGGAACTTAGTGTAAATTTCTCCTGTTTCTTCTCTTTTAAGTTTACGTTTCATATAAACTATTTTTCTTGGTTTTTGTTTACCATCTTTTAAGTATGTTGTTTGAAAGCCTAACAATTCTTCCTTTGCATCTAATTTACCACCACCTGATAATTTAAATTGTCTAGCCATTTGTGTTCTATTAGCAGTTTCAATAATAGCATAACCCATAGCTTTACCGATTGATAAAGCCTCAGTTTCATTTATTCCATTTTCGTGAGGACTACCCTTTTTACCAATTTCAAATGCTTTTTTTATTGTTGGTAAACTTTGGTTTATTTGAGTAGGGGTGGGTTGTAAGGTCTGCTGTCTTTGTTCATAGACTCCCCTTTGATTGAGGTCGTCCTGTCCAATGTCAAAGATGGAGACTGGGTTTCCTGTGCTGCTTTTTTGGATAAGTTGTTTTTCTCCATCAATTCCACTAATCCCTGAACGAAGTCGTCCATCTTGTCCGATGGTACCTGATCCAGTACTGATTCCACTTCCGTCTGTATTGGCGAGTGTTTCTTCGATTTGGTCATTTGTTAATCCTTCCCTAGCTGCTGTAAGTTTAGCTGCATCTAAATAGTCGATGTCATCACCTTGGCCTTTTTGTATACCAAGTTTTTCAGCTAGTTGTTTTTCAGGAAACCATTGTAATGCCTGAAAATCTGCTGTCTTAATGTTATAACCTTTTTCAGCTAATAACTCAATAGCTCTAGCAGTTACTGACCTCATGTAAGACCGTTCAGGTGCATCTAAAGGTGTGTCCTGTAAGCTATCGTTTATATTACCTACATGAGTTGATACCTTTTGAAATAAAGGTGTTTTAACAGGGTTTTTCTTGTTGTTCTCTTTTTGATACCTTTTGAAATAACTGTTCCAATTCTTTTCTAGCTTTGTAATAAAAGCATCAAACTTGTCTGTGTCTTTGTATAAACCTGTTCTTTTAAAACCAAGATCTTTTAATGTTTTCTTTATAAGTTGTTTTTCTACAGTTGTAGCATTAGGGTTTTTCATTAAACCTTCTATTGCTTTCCTATTCTTAGGATTAGTCTTAGAATCAACAGCAGCAAGTGGTCTCCCAACTAAACGGTTCCAATGTCTCATCCACCATATATCCATGGTAAGAGGGTCATAGTTACCTCTTAAGTTTTGATAGAAACCTTGTCCTATTTTAGCTCCAAGAATATAACTACCTTTAAGATTTTCATCTAAGCCTTCTTGGGGTGAAACTATTATATCAGTTCCATTCTTTTCATTAAAACTTTTAAAATAATCTTCTAAGCTTCTTCTAGTAAAATCTTGATCTAAAAACATTTCAATAGGTACATTAGCTCTTGATCTGTTGTAGGCATTATAAAACTTAAAAGCTGTTTGCATTGCAGGTGTTCGTTTACCACCTTTATCAAACTTTTCATTCATTAACCCTGTGTCCATAAAGTCTCTGAATACTTCTAAGGCATAGTTCAAGTTTTGATCTACAGCTATACCGTTTGATGTAACAGCTAAGATAAAATCAAAAGCTCCTTCATTACCTTCTAGTCTAGGTTCAATTACTTTTATTAATGATTTAGCTGCTTTTAACTTTCTGTCATACCATCCAATAGCATTGTTATCTTTTTTAATGTTTTGTAATGCTTCGTGTGCCATTAACCTAGATAATATATCAATATTTTCAGGTGTGTTTTCAAATGGTGTAGTTCTTCCTGTGGCTTGTTCCCATAGTTTCTGAACACCTTTATAAGCATCAACTTTAGATTGTTTTTTCTCAGGTTTAAATGTACCGTCCTTCATTTGTTGTAACTCAAGATCAGTAGGTCTAATGCCATCACTGGTAATACCTATCATATCACCTAAACCAAATGGATCTAACTCAGAATCTAAGATAGGTGCATTTTCATCAAAAGTAGGTGTATTAACAACCATGTTTTTGCTAATAATCTCTGTACCTTCTTCAGGTACTACGTTTTGCTGATTAGGTTGTTGTTGTGTAACTCGTTCTAGATAAGGTACGACATATTGCTGAATGGCCTCAGGGTTTTTAAGTCTTGCTCCTAAGTCTTCTATAATTTTAGTACCTGTTTCAATAGGGTTAGAACCTAAGTTCTTTTTAAGATTCAATAGTGCCTGAGTTAATAATGGTTTATCGACAACATTAAGAGTTGTGTCGTTGTTGACGGCCTCTATAAGCTCATCTGCAAAGGCACGGTTGTCGTCTATACCTCGTTGGTAGTTAGGACTGTTTTGGTAACTAGGACGGCCACCACCTTGCTGATTTTGTTGCATCATGCTTTGGTTTTGTGGGTTAGTTCTTTCGATACCGTTTGCATCTACTGCTGTATTTATAAATCTTATTAAAGGTGTTAAACCTCCTTCAGATATCCTACCACCTATACGAACTGAATCACGATATTGATTTATGTATTTTTGAAGTTCAGGATTAATATTAGGTTGTTGTTCAAGTAGTTGTAACACTTGCTCAACCTGTTCTTTGGTTAAGCCTGTAGCATCTTCTACTGTGGCTTGAGGTGAACTAGGTGCAGGTGCTGCATTTTGATCATCTAACTGTGCATTAAGAGCCTCACGGTCTTGTTGCTCTTGTAACTTCTGTCGTTCTGCAAGTATTGCCTCTTGTTCAGCTAGTTTAGCTTTGTTTATGGCATCTTGTCTAAGACTTGGGTTGTTACCAAGGTCAATACCGTCACCGTCTTTGTTGTCTTGGATGTATTGATCGACAACACTCTTATTAACACCTCTTATCTTGTCTATGGCTCGTCCACCTGCAACAATACCAAGCTGTCCGAGTAATGATGCTCCACCAGTACTTAAAGCTGCTCCACCTGAGGCTATAGGACGTAATACCTTCTCAGTATTAATAGCACCTTTATCATAACCAATACCTCCACCAATAGGTGAGAAGTTGTCAGTTATTTTTGATAGGCCTTGTTGATACCCACCGTTATGTAACTCGGTTAATTCATTCATCTGTCTCATAAGAGACAACATTTTCTGACCTTCTAGTGTGTCACCAGTTAATCTTTCAATGGCTTCAAATTCTTGATTACCAACAGTGTTTTTAGTTTTGTTTCTAGCCTCTCTTTGACCTGCCTGTGCTAATACTTTGTCAATAACGACTGATAGCTCGTCAGTAGGTGATATCTGTAGTCTTTCTTTTAGGTCTTTACCTAACTGCTTTAATTCTTCAGTAACTTGTACATGTGCCTTGTCTACTGTTTCTCTTGCACCCTTAGTAGACATCTTATCTAAGTCTTGAAGGTTGTAGTCGTTAGCTGTTGCTATTGTATTAAGCCTGTTTGCTAATTCTGTAGCACCTTCAGGGTCTGAGGCCTCGTTTGTCTTCTTATCAAATATAGATGTAACACCGTCTTTTACTTTTCTAGCTGTGTTTACACCACCTGTGACTGCATCAGTACCGACAGATACACCTGAACCCATAGAAGTACCAATAACGGCACTGTCTATAAGTCTGTCTTTAACTTCTTTACCTGTATAGTCTCCACCTGAGGCTGCTGAGGCTCCGATTGATAGACTTTCTTGCCCTGCTTCGGTTAAACCCTCATAACCACCTTTTTTAAGTGTTCTCTTTATGAGTTCTTTAGATGCCTGTTTGTAACCTGACTTATGTAACTTAGCTGCCATCTGTTTAACGGTCATTTTAGCTAGTTGATCCTTAGGTATAACCTTACCTGCACCAAACTTATCTAAGAAACCAATAACAGCTCCAACTCCTACAGCTACTTTAGGGTCATAACTACCTGTCTTGTCTTCTATTTCACTTGCAACTTCACCTGTACCTAAAACAGCACTTCCAACAAGGGTACCAACACCTAAAACTGCAGCTACAGGAGCTGAGAATAATGCTGAAACGGCTGTTGCACCTGCACCAACTAATGATGCACCTGTAGTGACTGAGTTTTCAGCTACTTTTTCACCTATCCACTCAAAGGCAGCTCCTACACCCTGTTCATCGAAGGTATCTGAGAATGATTTGTTATACTTAGGCTTGTAACCACCTGCAGCAATGTCTTTTTCCTGTTGTTTGACTACACCTGTACCGTAATCCTCAACACCCTTAAAGCCTGTAAGCCTTCCAAGAGCTTCTATACCTTTACCACCGAGTTTCTGAGCTTGGTCAACACTAAATTCAAAGGCATTGTCATTACCCTGTTGTTGGTTGTTGTTTTGGTTAGCCATACCTAGTGTAATTTGGTTAATTATGTCGGTAACAGTTGCTTGAGGTGTGCCATCAGGGATTTCGTAGACATCATTGCCTATTTGATACTGTGCCATTAAGGTGTTAACTTTCTAACTTGTATACCGTTAAATATTTGTGACTGTGAGGCCTGTTGATCATCCACAACCTGCATATTGCCTGTAAGTCTTGCCTTAATACGTTGAAGGGCAACTTTTCTATCGTTAATCCATCTTTCCCATATTTCTTCTTGGTCAAAACCTACTGAAGGAGCAGGTGACATAAATAAGTCCATCTCCTTGTTAGAGATTGCACCTTTAGTCTGGGCAATACGAAGTAGTGTGTCGTCAACTTTAAGTTTTTTAAGAAGTAGTCTTGTTGTGGCTTTAGGGTTACCTGTCATTGAATCAATGAAAGAACCCACAGTTCCATCCCATAAACCTGTAACACCACCCTTAGAAAGACCGACTAACGCTTTATCCATATCAGCAAGTGACTGGTCTATATTACCTAAGTAATCTTGGTCAGCTCTTGCCTGTTTAGCTGTCTTCTTGGCATTAGCCATATCAACTTTATACTTAGCTAAGGCCTGACCTCTGTTGTAATCCATTATGTTGCCATACATAGCTGTGGCATCTGCAATCTGTCTGTTACCACCTAACTGTGAGTTAGCTAGACCTGCACCACCTATACGGATTAGCATTTCATTTAAGTCTATGTCCTCAGGGTATCTGACACCCTTAGATAGGTCTTGCCTGTCTCTACGTTTCTCAGTAGCTGCAGGTCGTGATAGGAAGTCGGAATTTAATACACCGTTATTGTTGTTATTATTTAAAGTCGATGCTTGTGCTGAAATTAAACTATTGTCTGTGTTATTATTAAGACCTGCTTTATATTGCATATCGTTATCACCATTAATATCAGTAGCTAGGATACCATCATCAACACCATTTGATCTTGCTATTTGATAAGCAAGTACAGGGTCATTCTTTATTCCATTTCTTTCATTAAATATTCTTTTTGCATTTAAGTATTCATCATTGTTACCTAAAATGTTTTCTTGCTGTACTGGGTCATAATATTTGTAAGCATTTGGATTAGCATAGTTAAACATACCATTAGTTCCTTCTTGGTTGTCATTACTGACTTCTGCAATTTCTTGGTTAATCTTTTCTAGGCTGTATTGTTCAGGGTTGTTCTGTATGTAACCCATGGCTCTTTTTAGATAGGCCTTAGTTTCATTGGGTAGGTCTTCTAACCTTCTGCCATTCTTTATCCAGTCACTTGTAGCCTTGGCACCCATGTTGTAACCGATCAATGTGTCAGCTACGTTTTTAAATCCGTAGTGATCCGAATAACCCTTTATAAACTTACCTGCAATGTCTCTAGATTTAATAGGGTCTAAAGCATCTTTAACAGTGTAAGGAGGTAATTTGTAACCTAAATTATGAAGGTGTTTGCCTCGCAACTGATAAGAACCAAAAGCATCTTTTGAAGACCTAGACTTAATAGGATCAGACCTGTCTGTTATTGATAAATGACCTGTTTCATTCTGCCTAAACAAGTCTAATAAAGGTGGAGTTACAGCATTACTGTATTGAGACAGATAGCCATAACCGTATGGATCTATCATTAGGTAAACATGTTATAGTTACTAGTAGAACCACCTGTGCCACCTGTGCTGTAATAGCTCAATGGATTACCACTGGCACCATAATTAGTACCTCCACCTGAGCCACCACCAAAGGCATTAGCAATCTTACCACCCATACCAAATCCCTGTACGGCACCCATAAGTCCTGACATATTAGGGTTGTATAAGTTAGGTGTAACCTGTCCAGTTGTTCTAGGTGCCTGACCTAAAATGCCTGACATGTATTTGTTGTACTGGTCTAGTTGAAAGTCTCTATCGTTTTCAAACTGTGCCTTGTCAGCATTTATTTGGTTTTGTGCATCTCTTTGGAAGGCATTACCTGCACCTGTCATCATACCACCAATTTGATTACCCATACCAAAGCCAGTGTTATATAAGTTACCTAAGCCAGTGTTTGCATTCATCTGATTTGTAAACTGGTTTTGATTTTGTGTAAGGTATCTATTGGCAAGTGTGTTCTGTGTATCTGCCGTTACATCAGCCATACGATCATCATAAGACCTACGAGCAATAGCTTCAGCAACTCCTGTTCTACTGGAGTTAGTGTTGCCAGTACCTGCTGCACCAATGTTAATATTTGGGAGAGTTTGTTCGTTAAGCTGCCTAGTGCTGTCTCGCATCCTCGCAGTAACGAGAGGATCTGAGTTATTAATCGCATAAGCATTTGCATCACCAATCGCATCCTGACCTGCTTGATTGTATAGGTTAGTTAAGTTGTTACCAAAGGCTGCACCATTGTTCATGAAGTTCTGAGCGTTACCCTGCTGACCCATGCCAAAGTTATTCATAAAGTTATAACCTGCCGTGGACATGTCATTCATGTTGGCATAGGTGTCACCTGAATAGGCACCCTTGTCTAGGGAGTAGTTAAGGCCTTCTTGACCACCTTTATAACCTGCCTCTACATATGGTTTAGCTAGGTTAAACCCTGCCATTTGAGCCTGTGTAGCTGCATCTGCTGCTCTTCTGTTGTCTTTAGCTGCACTCTTGTTCATCATGCCACCAATGACGGCACCTGCTATTTGACCCCACATATTATATTCCTTCCATAATTAAACGGCTGCCCAAGCATTACCGTTATAAACAACTAAGCCACTAAAGTTATTTGATAGTGGGTTCCATGGTGATACAGCGTATCTAACCATGCCTTTGATTGGGTTCTCAGGCTCTACATCAGCAACAACTATTGATGCCACCTGTAACTGCCTAATTGCATTTTCTATCCTTTGTAATTCCTCTTGTAGGTATCTCCTCATACCCTCTTCAAACACAGGGTATTGAGACCTTGTGTAGCCGTTAACTACGACATTCGTTTTACTATCTACTGCCATTATCTTGAACCAGTAGCTGATATGTCGATGTCAAAACCTGAGACCTCAAAGTCTTTATTATCCGAGACAAGTATCTTGTAACTCAGGTATCTACCTGCAGAACGACTATCAATTTTATAGTCAGTGCCTGTGTTAAATACTGTTGAGTTGCCATAGGTAGGCTCAGAGTTAGGGATGTCTGAGGCACCGAAGGTAAAGGTTATATCCTTGTCAGAGTTTGTAGTTGTCGCCTGAGGGTATATTGCATTGACAACCTTGTAGCCACTTAACGGTACCTTAGTCTCATCTAAGTCAATGCCAACTCTTTCGACACTGGCAGGTTTAATAGCCTCAGTGTCTAACTGAAAGGCAATACGTCCTACATCGGATAAATCCAGTGCATACAGCTTGTCTGAGGTTATGCCGTCAGTTGACTTAGATTCACCTACCATAAGTGTGTGTCGGTCGAATGAATCTTCCTGAGCGTAGTAGGTACCACCTGTTAAGGCATATGTTAAACCAGTGGCTGTTGCATAGGTAACAATAGAGTTTACGTTAGCCACGGTTCCTGAAGACACGTTAGGTAAATCCATGAATGACCATGTGTCGTTTCTGTAGTTGTAAACAGCAGCTCTGTTACACCTGTTTGCATTCGGAAAGCTGACTAAGCTGTCACCTGATAGGTAGCAGAAGTATATCTCATTAAGCGTTGGGTTATGCTGTACAAAGAAGGTTTCTTTAGCTGTGTTGTTTAAGCCGTTGTAGATAAAGTTCCTTACCTTCTCATCACATATAGACTGCTTGGATGTACCATCGTGTACATAGATGTCAAAGGCACCAAAGGCATAGTGTTTACCGTCAACCTCGACAACACAGTTCTGATTGATAAGACCTGCATCTGTAAATAACTTTCTAAAGTTAAATATAAACGTACCACCTACAAACTCCATCAACCAAACTTGGTCACTTGAGTATACAATAAAGTTACTACCTAAAGGCATACCATCGATAATACCTGTCTGCATTTCACCTAAGTCATTAAAACCTGCAGACTTAGTTGTGTCGGTTTCATCCCAACTATCAGGCACGGCATCGGCTGTGGCAATGTTCGACCACCTAACACGAGTAGGGAAGTTACTTGATCCCTCGGTTGTGTTTAGTGCCAGTAGAAAGTCATTGTATGACCTAAGGGATGCACATCGATATGTCGAAGGCCAGTTGGTTAAGTCTGCAAAGTTAGTACCTGCAGAGGTTCTGAAGATAGGCACACGGTCTTGCCTGTTGATATAAGTTACGGAAGACAGAGTAGTTCCTGTATATGGTCGTGGATCTGAACTGCCACTGATTGAACCACTTCTGTCTGATACGGTACCTGAGTTATACTCCTTGATAACATAGGCATCGGAAAACATTAGTACACTGTCATAGCCTGTGGAAGGCACGACACCATAAGTGAAACGAGGGGAGAATCCCAGTGATCCTTTTACGCTTCTGAAGATTGGTGACCTACGGACTTTTCCCTCGTCAAATCGAACATTCAAGGCTTCGCTGAATGCATTAACTGGTATGTTGTATGAGCTTTTATCAGATATAACTCCAACAGATCCTAAGTCTCTAATTGGAAAGTTATTGCCCATATTTAATTGCTTTCTTTAAATTGAATTAGTCGCTGAGTAGAAGTCATTCAAGTCTATGGTACCTGAGGTCGGTACATTGGCATTAGATCCAACAGTTACCGTTCTCGTACTGTAGCTATTACCACCAAAGTTAAATGAGTTGTTAGACCAACCATTACTCGATCCACTAAAGGATCCTGAGATAGTGTCACCTGCAGTGGCAGAGCATGATCCGTTGTAGTAGGATGTACTGTCGTTAGAGACTAAGCCTTGGTTTAAAACATTACTTCCGTTCTTAGCTATAACGATTGTAGCTGTATTGGGATTGCCTGATCCACCGTAATAATAAGCAAACCTGTAGTGATAAGTACCAGTTTTGTTAACCGTAAAAGACCATGACTGTACATTGGCTGCTCCGTTGTCTGACCATAGTGAATACTTAAATAGGTTACCACTGTTAAACTGAAAGCCTTGGTCTACACCACCACGACCTGAGTTATTACTGGAAGCTGAGGTAGAACCTGCAGTCGCTGTGTCCGACAGACTAGAGGGAACGATACTACCACCACGATAGCATTCACTCAAGGCTATGGAACCAGTGTCACCAAACTCTGTCCTGATGTCATCCATTGATATGGTACCACTAGACTGGATAGCCATTGCAACTGCATCCCTGTACATGTGTGTCTAGTTGTTTCTTAAGATCCTTAATGGCCTCGATAAGTAATGGTGCTAGTTTCTCATAGTGTACCGTCATATACTCAGGGTCGATAGGAGCCTCAGCTATTATCTCAGGCATGATAGCTTCTACGTCCTGAGCAGAGACCCCTACCTCCACCTTATCTTCATAACCGTAATCTTGAGCTATCGCATTAGGTCTGAAGTAAAACCCATTGAGTGTCATTACCTTGTCTAAGGCTCCTTCAATGGGTTGGATGTCGGTCTTAAGTCTCATGTCTGAATAGTAGGCTGTCACGTTACCAGTGGATCTTACCTCGGCAAACGTCACCGTGTCTGAGGTTGCCACGGCTTGGCCTATAGATACTGTAGGGGTTGCACCCTCGGATCCTGAGTTGGCTACTGTAACGCCAGTACCACCAGTTATACCTGCCACATAGTTACCTGAGGTATGGGTACCCAAAGTCAAGCCTGATCCACTCAAGGATATGTCACCTGATATCGCAAGGTTACCAGTCACCGAGGCACCTGTAGTACTGGTAGCCACACGAGTGGCACCGTTAGAGTCCAGTAGGGATGTAGGGTCTTGGTTTAACTGGGTGTGGGTCGCTGTGACGGCACCAGTTACATTAGGGAACGTAGCTTTAATGGTAGTCTTGATTAGACGAAGGTGGTCGTCTGCCTGTGCTAGGGCATCGGTGGACGTTGGGTTAGTAGACACTAATCCATTGATATAGGTTGCACTTTCTAAGGCCATGGGATTTTCCTTCTCTCATCTAAAAGGTCGAACAACAATAACAACAACAAGAAGGCTTTAACGACTTTTTGAAATTGATTGTATTATTAAGGGTATGGGGGTCTAAAATCTGAGGTATGGTACCAAAATTAAACGACAATACATGCTAAGTACTTGATATCTATAGTTATCTTAGGTCAACAGACTAGTTATCTGATTACGATATAGTACCTATGTATCTTAAGACATTAGACATTAAGTGAAATTTATTCGTAAGGGGTATATTTAAGGTCGTTGAAAATAGGGATCTCACTTACTTATTCCCTATAGTTTTATCTCTAGTTAACCCATGTATCACCACTGATACACACACATATCCCTCATTCACTCCTGATCTCTCCTAAGGGTGGACACAGAGATTGCTTAAGTTAACTAAAGGATCAATTAGTGTCTAGTGACACGACATTAGTGACCCCTTGATAACCTGTTACAATAGTATACATTAGTACATGTGAACTGTTAGAGATAGCCTGTGTTGCCTTGATGTAACAACTTGTAGTTGGCATTCTGACAGTTCACACCTTTACTTAAGTGTCTGATAGAACCCTTATGTTATCGTCACTGGATGCTTTAGTATCACCCAAGAGTTCTATCTCAGCCTGTAACCTTCTCTTAGGTATCACCTGATAGACTAAGGCCTGTCGTTCCTGTGTCTCCATCTGTGACCATCTACTGATCTCAAATGTAGTCCTATAACAGGCTGAACACCAGTCTCTCTTGGTGTCCAGTCTGCATACGTTTTTACATGGTGATAGCATAGTCATACGATCTCACAGGCTCCACCGACACAGGCTAACTCCTGTGATCCTATGGTGTTGTCCTGTTGTTCATACTCACTTAGCTTAGACCAGTCGATGTCCTTAGGCATAGCCTGAGACATGATGTCATACTCAGACTGGTCACAGTCCTGATAGGGTGCCTGTTGGTATGTATGGTCACTGAAGGGTAGGAACGACACACCTGACATGTAATCGAAGTTGTCGTATACCCAAGCACCTACATCCAACCACTCATGCTCCTTCACTGACACAGTGACTGATGGCTTGTGTTCACACCAGTTCTTCTGATACATGAGCCACAACTCTAGCTGTTCTATAGCTGTCTTATCCGTCCTGAAGACTGCATTACTTGGTGCCTCCATAGGAAAGCTAAAGACTGTAGTATTGTCAGGGTTCATCACATCGTCCTCAGCAGGTATGCCTTGGTCAACCATCAGCTTAGTCAGTGGATCCTTCTTATCACCTCTGACTGTTCTTATGTAGTAGGGGTTGTGCCTAGCGTGAATACCTGAGGCAGCATCAACCAACTGACTAACAGTACCTGATGGCTTAACACATGTAATGGCTACTGACTGTGGTATGCCTATATCCTTAGCAAACTCAGCGTTAGTCTTTACAGCCTCTTCCTTCAGCTCCTGTAACAATAGGTCAAGTCCTGACTTGTTACCGTTAGTCAAGTCGTTATCCATGATACCAGTTAACGACACACCAAGCAGTCTTTCCTCTTCACAGTTCTTTCTCCATTCACTGGAGACATACCTGAAGTTAGTCAGTGACGACTGTATTGTACCTATGATGGTAGCCAGTCGTACCTTGTTTAGTAGTGTCTCTTTTGTATCATGAGGACGTATAACTACCTCACTTAAGTTACAGAACTCACGGTCTCTTAATATGATCTCAGAGCAGGGGTTAGTTCCAAACTCGTGGTTGTCGATCACTCTGCGACCTGAGGCCTCAGCCATGTTGTTAGCTGACTGTCTGTTGAAGATACCACGTTCACCTGACTTAGATTCATACAAGGACTTCCACTCATCCATGAAGATACCTATGTCAGGCTTCTCAGTGTAGACTGCTGAGTTGTTAGCTAAGGCTCGCTGCTTGTTAGCATTCCACCATTCACCTGACTTAGCGTGTCTCATTCTGTCGTCAGATAGGTTAGACAAGCTGATCAGTGCTGACCTTCTAACACCACCAACAACCACTACTTCGGCTATCTTACATACAATGTCATGGCACTCCACTGAGTTTAACTTACGACCTGCAGCATTCTTAATTACCTGTACAGTAAAGTTAAACAAGTTCTCCAGTGGTGCAGCTCCTGATGCCCTGCCACCGAATGTCTTTAATGGTGAACCTGCAGGTCTAACAAGACTGGTGTTCCACTCAGGTATCTGACCTATGTATAACAGTCCTATAAGCTCCTTGTAGGCCTTTGCCCAACCTAGCTTACTATCCTTAACTGTTATGACTGTATCGCTGTTGTAGAAGCTCTCAGCAACAACTGGTAGCTTGTTTACATTCTGTCTTTCGACACTAAAGCCGACACCAGTTCCATTCATTAATACATACAGTATTTCATCGAATGCACCCAGTCTATTTACAGCTACATAGCTACAGTTGTAACCTGCTATGTTTTCCTTCTTAAGTGCCTCACCTGCTGTCATTAGACACCTCATTGATGGCATAACACTTAAGTTCATAACGGCCTCATGAAGCTCTTGCATAATAGAAGGAGGCACGGAAAAACTATGCTGCTCCATGAGGTGTTCTTTAAAGAAGTTGAAGTACCTGTCTACTGTCTCACCCCAGTTCTCCCTACGTTGTTCCTCAGGTAACCACCGTGAGTAACGTGATAGATGTATGAACTGCTGATACAGTGACGGTAAGTAATTATCTAATTGCATTTGGTTCTTTTCCCTCTAGCTGATTGATCCTCATTTCGCAGTACCTGACTGCCTTTTGTAGATCTGTTATTTCTGATTGTGTTTCGTCTTGGTTGTCATAGGTCTTAAGACCTGCCCTCATGACGTACTTAATGATGTTGCCCTTCCAAAAGGACAGACCGTTCTTCATGATGAAGCTGACTGGTTCTATCTTGAAGACCTCGTAATGAGGTGGTTTGGTGATTATCTTTTCCTGTTTAGCCATGGCTTTCATGAACTCCATATGTCTCATAGCCGTCTCATTCCATCACGCTGTTGTTTGCGATGGCTTAGTCGGCAGTATTGGTTGTAATAGTGGGTGGATATCGTGTTGAAGAACTTGAATAACTTGAAGTTGATGTTGATAATTAAGGAGTCCATAACTTGACCTCCTCCTTATCGTAATCCCAGTCACTCGACCTTAAGATCCTAGCTAACCTAGCCTGTGTTAAGGCTTCTTCCTTGGTGTAACCTGCCTTGACGTATGCATCCTCAACAGCTCCCCAATGTGGCCTAGAACCTAGTATGGCCTCGGCCTTCTTTATGCCAACTCCTGACAGGCCTTTATATCCGTCAGTTGAATCACCAGTTAAAGCCTGAGTTAAGAAGTTCTTGTCTGCCTCTTGCTGAGTAATATCTAGGAACTCATTAGACATAGGACGGTATATCTTAGTCGGTATCGTCTTCATGTCCTTGTCGTCACTGATAATCATTGTAGTGGAGTTAGACTTGATACCCATGACATCGTCAGCCTCTAGCGTAGGCATTGTCACTGTCCTGTAGTTATCCCTACACCAATCAATCATGTATGAGTAGCCGACAGGCTTTCTTATCT